TTCAGGTTCAGAAACATTGCTTTCAGTTTCTTCCACAGTTTCAGGTGTATTTTCTGCGACTGTGCTTGTTCCTGTAGGCTCTGAAGCAACTCTTTCTTCATTTTCTCTTGGTGCAGGTTCATTTCCTCCTCTTGCTGTTTCTTCAACATTTGTTTCTTCTTCAACTCCTCCTCGAACTTCTTCAAGTGGAGTTTCTCGCTGAGAGATTCTGCTAGGGTTTTCGGTTTCGATGAGGGTCTGCCGTTCTTCTTCAAAGAACTCTTGTATGATTTCGCCTGTTGGCGTGTTGTTAAAACTTTCTCTTGTTTCAATGTTTTCTTCAAAGCTTTCGATTTTTGCTGAGAACGCTTCGATGGTCGTTGGTTCTTCATATGCTACCTCCATAGGTATTTCTTCAAAACTCTCAATAGGTGGGAGTTCTGTTAATTCTATTGTTTCGACAGGCTCAAAAAATATGTTAATAATACCTGTGTTTATTTCTTCTTTTTTAATTTCTTCAATAAATATTTCTTCAAATATTTGTGCTACCATTTCAGGTTCTTCAAATACTTCAAAAACTATTTCTTCTAATGGTATAAATTCTACTGTTTCTATTTCTGTAGACAATACTTCTTCTACTTCTTGAAAAGTAGTTGTTATATGTGATGTTTGTATTGCTGATAATACTGTTGAATCATAAGTCATGATAACTGATATGTTGTCTACATTAGGGCCGCCAAGATTAGCAGGACTATTAGCGTCAGACCCACTAATAAAAATATTTCCAATGTTGCTACCAATACCTGTATACGAGACACTATCTGTAAAATCTTTGCCATTAATTCCTGTAACATTAGTTCTCTCCTGCGTTGTAGTAGCCAATACATTACTATCTGAGTCTTTTATTTGTAATCTTATTGTAAAAGTATCTGCTAGTCCACTACCTCCCCAACAACCTGAAACACCACATTCTCCATTTTGCACTAAAACACTAGAGTTTAAAGTTATGCCGTTGTTGAGCATTGGTTGAGTAATATCATCTGATATGAGGGCAAATGATTGTTCTATACTGCCATTATCTCCAAACTCTAGGTCGTAATTACTGCCACAACAGTCGCCTAATACCTGAACATCTCCTGATGTAGTCCAGTTGTTAGAGTTGTTGTTCTCAAAAGTTCCGTTAATAACCAAATTCCCTGTCTGCTCAGCAAACAGGGAAATAGGAAAACAAATGAATAACAATACTAAGTATTTCATTGTTTTGTGGGTGCGTCAACTTTTATTTCGTTGTTGCCCCATACCTCCATCGTTCCCAATGTTACTGAATGTGTAGCACAACCAGTTATTAAGATTGATAAATAAAATGTTAACACAGTTTTTTTAAAGACATATTGCTTAATCATTCCAAGTCATACTCGGTTTAGCTTGAGTAGCTCCTGTTAATTCTTGTTTGCGTTTTTCAACCCATTTAGCTTTAGCTTTTTCTCCAATTAGTCCGTCTATAGGACATGGTGTACCTGCCATCATCATAGCTTCCCATACATTTTCATCTTGACACATCAAAGATATTGCTGCGACTTTCATACCTAATTTAGCTAATACTGATACAGACTTTCTTCTTTCGCAGTTAGGGTCTACATAATAACTCCCAAACGTGCCTGAGAAGCCGATTACAGTAATTCCTGCTGCAAGTGGTATAACACAGCTATCTTGACCATAAACACTCATAGCAGGTGCTGACGAGCTGTTAACTGCTGTTTTAGTATTTGTACTATTATTTGTTTCGTTATTTGTTGTGCTGTTAGAGCTAGAACCCGATTGGTACGTTGTACTCGATTCATACCCACCCGTTATTGCAGTATTTGAACCTGCGTTATTTGATTGAGTATTAGTAGTAGCTCCTGAACTTGTTACATCACCAATAGCGTCAGCTATACCATAAGCCAATATAATTACTATCATTACCCATAAACATTGTTTTGTTAGGATTTGCGACATTTCCATTTCCTAAGTGCTAGTGCTTTCCTTGTTGGTCTGCCCTTAGAATCTTTCATAGGGCCTTTAACACCCCCCATTCTTGCACAAAAACTCTTTCTTCTTGCTGCTGCTTTAGAGCCTTTTGGTGCTTTGCCAGTTACCGGTCTTTTAAGATTAGCTCCTGTTTTATTTTTAAAATATTTTCTACCAGCTTCGTTTAATCCCCCAGTTTTGTTTTGATATTTTTTAGCTACCATATTATTTCCTAGTTAAAGAACCACCGAAATATAGCCCAATAATTGAGAATATTGTGTGTGATTGTAGGTTTGTTATAAAAATTGTATTACCTTCTTCAAAATATGATGTTTCATAAGTAGAGCCAAATATCCACCAACCACTATCAGCTTCAGTTACAATTTGATATGCCACATTAACGTCAGTAAATATTGGTGCAACAATTGGCACTACGATAATAGAAAATACACACATCAAAGCTATCCATCGTCTAGTATGTTTGGTGTGAGGGTCAGATACATTACGGGCTTTGTCAGTCTGTTTAGCTGCAAAATCTGCTCTTTGCATTAACATCTTTTCTCTTTCAGCTTCTGCTTGTCCTTTCTGTGCCATGATAGACATAACACCACCTAAAACAGTAGACGCTAACATTGACAATAATTCCATTGGTATCATCTTATACCTCCTACTGGATTTAATATATCTTCATCAGGTCTTTCAATAAAATCAGCAGTTTGTGCTAAACTTTCAATACTTGTTTGTCTAGAACCTTCTAAACTTAATTTAAATTTGTTATATAATTCAGGATTTAATTTAGACATTATTTGTTCTTTTTTTGCATTAAATTTGGCAGCAGGTTTGCTAAGTTGGGAAATTTCTGCTGTAATTCTTTCTCCAGCAGCAGTCCCTGCTCTTGTTCCAGCTTGGTTAATAGCTGTATTAATAAGACCTTTTGCATATGGTTTTGCAAGAAAACTTACTATTCCATAAACAGCTCCCATGCTTACTGCTGTTCCCAATAATCCACCTAAAGCAGCACCACCTATGCCAACTACTCCAAATCCTAAAGTTCCTGAAATAGCTGCGTTTCTAACAAGATATTTGCTAAAATTAGGTTGTGTAACCATATGATTATCTAATATTTTTGATATTTGTCCTAAATTATTAATTATATTATTAGCTTCTTTTTCTGGAAAAGCTGTTCTTATTTTAGCTTTCATTAATCCACTTCCTTCACCATGTAAACCAAAAGCTTTATTGTAATCATTTACAGTTCCTTTCCAGTTCCCACCTTTATTTACAGATTTAAATACATTTTGATAGAATAAATCATCTATTTCTTGTGAAACTAATGCTTTATATTCGCCAAACTTAGAACCTTCCTTGCCGTCTAATAAACTTTTTAAATATTTTTGGGATTCTAAATCGGGTTTATTGTAATATTTATTAATAACATCTGTTACAGTTGCTCTACCTTTGTCTACAGTACCCATTCGAACACCCTGAATACTATATTCAGGCATTTCTTTTGATAAAATTTTTAATGCGTTTTGAGAACCCATAACATTTAAAGCGTCAGCGTTTTGTTTAACAGCAGTTCTAAATAGTTGTCCAGCGTTTTTTGCAGCTAAAAGTTTTTTTGCTGCATCTGCACCTTTTGCACCGGAATTTTCTATTGCTTCTTCTATTGTTTTTTTTAATACAGATAATCTAGGTAAAGCTACTTGGTCAGAAGCTTTTTCTGCTACCCCTGATTTTCTTGCGTTGTTATTTATTAGTGATAAAGAATCTCTTACGTTAGAATATAATTGATTTAATCCTTTACCATTAATTTTACCTTTTGCTATATGTTGCCCAACGCCTTGCAAAATATACTCTCCTCTGCCCGGTGTCATATATAACCTTGCTGCATCACGCAAAGCATTTGCTCCTTCTTGTGTGCCATCTGCAATAGACCTACTAAAATTTGATGAAAAAATACCATTTTTATTTTTTGTGCCAATTCCTAGTTGTTTTGATAGTTGTGTACCTTGCAGAGCAACAGGAGATACATTTATTACGCTATCATCATATATTTTGTATAAATCTTTTTTTTGTTTAGATAAATCATCTATATTTTTTTCTACCATTTTCATAAATGTTGCACCATTGAGAGCATTTATATTTTCTTTTTGTGCGTTATTTACAACATTCCCTTTTAAATCATAAGATTTGCCACGCACTATTTTACCACCTTGTAGAAAGAAAGAATCTTTTTGTAACAAAGGTGCTATATCGCCACCATTTCTAACATCTCTTTTTACACCTTCTACAAGTCTTGTAACTAATTCTTTTTGTTGGTTTTGTGCTAATTTATGAACGGGTCTACCAAATATAGGCATTACACCAGCAGCTTCAAAATAACTTTTTATAATAGGTGGTGTCATAGCCGCCATATAGGGAGTAAGCCCCTGTTCTCTCATTTCTTTCATTGTTTGGTCAACTAAACCATCGAGTCTTTTTTCTTGGCTAGTAAACATCTTTTGTAAAAAACCTACTTTAGGTTGTATTTTATTTTTTGCTATATCTTTTAAAGCTTCATTAGATTTGTTTCCTAAATTTTGAACACCTCTTTGAGATATTTGTTTTCCTTTGCCTAATAATGCTCCAACTCCATTGAAAAGACCACCAACAACCATTGTTCCACCAAAATCTATTGCTCCTGCAATACCAGCGTCAGACATTTTTTTACCAATAGGAGCTAGAGGTAAATCAGGATTTAATAATTCTGCTAGTTCTCTATAAGCTGCTGTAGCTGCTGCTCCACCTAAACCAGCACCAACTGATGCAGACCTTAAAGGTCTTTGTTTACCTGCTATACCTACTGCACCACCTGCAACAGCACCTAATGTAGCACCTGTAACACGCATAACAGGTTCTGCCCAAGATGGCAAATCAGTTGGATAGTCATTTTCTGTCAAAAGACCTAGTTGTATGCCTTTGTTTCTAACATTAGCATAATATTTTTTAGCATCTATTCTGTTTGCTTGTAATAAAGTAGAACCTGCTCTTTTGTAATTATTGAATTCTTCTTGTATAGAATCTTCTAATTTTTTTCTTTCTAATAAATCCATAATTATTGCTCAAAATAGTTACTTAAATCATTTAAATCTTGTTCTGTAAATTCACCAGCAAACATACCTTCTGTTTCATAAAACTCTTTGTTTCCATAGCCACTTTTTTCAAAAGCACCTTGAACCACAGTTAACCGGTCTACCATATGATTTAAATCGCCAAGTTTATTTTCATATTCTGTTCTCTTGCTTTTGCTTTCTGTGTTGTTATACAAACCTTCTATTTGCTTAATTTGGTCTTTAAAAATATTTTTTAACCTAGAATATTTAGCATATGCTAAATCATCGCCTTCTAGTGTGCCTATTGGCATTGTTTTTTGTATTTGTTCTAATAAGAATTTTGAAGGTCTACCTGAATAAAGACTTGCTCCGGTAGATAATATTGACCTATTTAATTCTTCTCTAGCTGCTAATGCTCTGTTAGATTCTAGATTACTAATACCTAATGCAGAGCCGAATCTTGCAGCTCCCATTTGGAGACCATCGAAAACTCCAAAAGCTTCGGGTATTAAAGCATCTTGTGTTTGTGATTCTATAGAATACTCTCTTTGTGAAGATATAGGAGGGGGAGTAACATTTATAGCTGTCCTCGTTTCATTTAAAGTATTCAGCAATTCTTCTCCTTGTTTGTCTTGTGCATCAAACCCTTGTGCTAATGTTTGATTAGCAGTTTGAAAACCTTGTGAATTTCGCCCTATGCTTGGTGCAGTTCTAGCTGCAAGAGCAAACATATCGTTTATTCCTTTTGCTTCTTTATATTTTTCTAAGTCTGCTTTAGTAACATTACCTGTAATAGCACCTTCTATAAGGGCTAAATTAGGGTTAAAAAACGTAGCTACGTCTTGTGGGTTTATGCTACTAGGCATTTTAGGTTCAGGGCTACCTTGTACTCTGTTTTTATCTTCATCAAAAAACGATGTTAATTGACTACCGACTACCTGTATATCATCAAATAAGCTCATATTTTTCTCCTATTGAAACATTCCACCAATACGTCTATAAAACTCAGGGTCTAAAAACCCAAGAGGTCTTTGTCCATAGTATTGTTGCATTGGGGTTTGATTATTAAAAATACCCATATTAAAATTTCCTGTATTTCCCATATATTGATTTTTGTTTTGGTTTGACAAAAAGTTAGCTAAACCCATTATCTGTGCTAAATCTCCAGTAGCAGGAGCATTTACTGTGTTTGATTTCATTCCTCCAACAGCTTGTGTTCCATCAGGGTTAGTATAAATAGTTCTGCTTGTGCCTGTGCCTACAGTTTCTGTAGGAGCAACAACAGGGCCTATTCCTTCTCCTGTTGCGTTAAAAGCAATATTATTAGGATTGCTTCTAGGGTCGTCTGCTATATTAAGAGAGTTTGAAGATGTGCTTTGAAAATTAGTAACTTCCCTAGAACCCCTTACTAAATCAGCTTCTGTAAGTATTCTTCCATTGTCGTCAGAAATATATTTTTGTGTTTCAGGGTCATACATTTTTTCTCTGTATATTGGTTCGTCTCCAAATCCAAAAGTCCTAGCAATAATACCTCTATCTTCTCCTTTTCCTATTTCGTCAGGTTGGAAATCTCCATTTTCATCATATCTTCCTCTTTCTATCCTATCACCATATATATTTTGAGGAGGTTGACTGCCTTCAAGCATTGCAGCACCAGTAGTTATGTTTGATATAGCATCATCTAATTTTCCTAGTTCTGCTTTTGCTGTTGTTGCTGAAATTGCATCAGTATCAGGTAAAGCATTATAAGCTATATTAAATTTACCTTTTTGAGTTTTTTGCATTTCTGCAATTTTTTTATTGTATTCATCAGAATATATAGAATCTTGTCTAGGTCCACCTAAACCCATTTCTAATTTGTATAATTCAGCTTCTTCTGCAAATTGAGGTTTATTTGAAGGGTCTGCTTCAGAACCAGTAAATCTTGAAAACATTTTATCTGTAACGCTACCCGTGTTATTAAAAATATCTTTTTGTTTTTTAAATTCTTCGTAAGATTGTTTTGTTATTTTTGGTACAATTTCTCCTGAATTTACTTTATCTTGATAAGAATTACCAGTATTTGCTCCGTCTCTTATAACTAAATTTCCTTGCCCGTCATAATATGCGTCTCTGCCGGGTTGGTTTAATCCTGCGTTTTCATCAGGTATAGCTGCGTATGCACCTGTTCCTAAAAGACCTAATCCTATACCAGTCGGACTTCCTGCAAAACGTCCAGTAGCCAATAATCCACGACCTGTTGCGTTTGCTCCTGTACGTATTCCTTGATTTACTGTACTTAATAAACCTTGTCCTGTGCCTTGTGGGTACATTTTACTACCAGCAGTAGGGTTTAATGTATTTCTACCTAGTAAATTTGCTTTTTGCCCTGCTCCTCCTCTTTTTAATAAAGGATTATTTTTTAAAAGAGTAGCTTGTGCTGAGTCGCCTAATTGAACATTTATAACATTTCTGTTGCTAACAACATCTTTTCCACCTAATTTCTGAGTTATATCTCCTTTTTTGCCTACTTTTCTGTAAGTTTGCATTATATTACTAGCTGTTCTTTGATTAACACCCAGTTCTCTCATAAGTGTTTTAACACCTTGTTTAGAGCCATATCTAGCTAATAATCCTCTAATTACTCCGTATGCTATTGGTACTACTGGTAATGCCATAATTTATCTCCTAATCAAATAATCCTAATGCTGCTGCACCTGCTACTGCCCAACCTACCGGTCCTGCTGCTAATCCTAGTTTACCTAAAGCTGCTGTACCTGCTGTTGTGCTACCTAGTGCATATGCTCCATAACCTGCTGCTGCTGCACCGGGCAATCTTGATGCAATAGTAGGGTCTGCTGCGTTCATAGTTCCTGTTGTTGTATTAAAGCCAGTATTTTGCCCAACAATAGCATTGTATTGATTTAATGCGTCAATAGGTTGTTGTTGTTGTGCCATATATCTAGCCATATTTTCATCTATTTGTTGTTGTTGTCTTTGTTCTTGTGCAAGACCTAAACTAGCTAATGTTGATGCTGGTGTAGTAAGAGTCTGTAGAGTTTGTGGTGAATACGCTAATGCTCTTTGTTGATTTAATGCTGCGTCTTTATATGCGTCAGAATACATTTTAGAGGAAATGTCTCCTGCTTTTGTTAAGTAATCACTAATTACACCTTGTTCTAAAATAGCTTGTCTACTTCCGTCAAGTTGACCTGCTCCTGTAGCACCACGTCTAGCTTGTTGTAACAAACCTTGTGCTTGTCCATAGACTGGACGTAAAGCTGCTTCTGTAGCTCCTGCTAAATAAGGATTTGTAGCTAAATTTTGTGGCCCTGCTAAAGCAAAGTTTTGTGCATTTGCTATATTGTTGACCATTGTTTGTTGGTCTCCAGCAGATAAACGTCTTAATGCTGCTTCTGCATTAATAGTATCATCTGAAACAGGTGCAAAAGTCCTGTCAGGAAAAGGCGTTATACCTCCCTGATTATATAAATTTTGGGATTGACTGTATAAGTCTCCTAAATAAGGTGCTTGTAAGTCAGAAGGCTCTATCTTCTGTACTTGTGTTCCACCACCACCACTTGATTTACCCATAATATTACCTCTAATGTATTGTTGTGAGTTCTTTACCTAAAACAACATAGGTGTTTGAATACCCAAATTTTTCTAGTTTTTTAATAAATCCTTTCCTGCAATAGGTTTCTATAGAATCGCAATCGTTTTCTTCTGCCCATTTTTCTATAATATCTAGCCATTCTTCAACCCATTTATCTAAATCTTTGCCACCTAAACTAATAATTCTGCATACTTTTTTTTGTGGATATTGTACGATTTCAGTAGTCAAAGCACATACTATTTCTTTTTCATCGTTGTATAATATCCATAATTGCATTTCTTGATTAATTAATTTTTCATAATAATCCATTACTGATAGTTCGTATTGGCTATGACTATTACCCATTTCTATAAACTTTGCACATCTATCCCAAACGGAGTCTATTTTGTCAGATGTAATTCCTGCTATATATATCATAGTTTTACCCAAGCTCCTGCTGCGTTTCTAAAATAAATTCCTTCTCCACTTCCCGGATTAAAATTAGACCCGTCTGCATATACTATGTCTCCTTGTTTAATTCTGCTAGGAGCTACATTCTTAACTTCTATAAATGTTGCAGGATTTTCTTCTAATGCTCCTTGTAGTTTTATAAATTCTTCAAATATATATTTAGGCAAATCTTCAGGGTTATCAGGTACTGGATTTGGTGTATATTTAGGTGCTTGTGCCATTATCTGTTTCCTATTACCTCATATTCTATATCATATCCGTTTAATTCAAAAGTTGTAGAAGTTGTATTTTGAAATTTTATTGCAATATATTTGCCTGTTGCTCTTGCATCTACTTTATTTTGAGTATTAGGATTTATAGATTGTTGTGTTTTGTAAGTATATGTTCCGTTAGGACTCATTGAACTACCTATAAATATTTCAGCAGAACCTGTACCAGCAAACTTAGGAGTAATTTTTCTTACCTGTTTTACTGTATTAGTGTTGCCATCAAGAGTTAATCCTTTTCTTTCTAACAACATGGTAAAGTTGTTACCTGCAAAATCGAACCCATTATCTCCTCTATAAAATTTTGTATCTGCTGTACCTGCCATTAAAATACTTACTTCTGTAGGATTATAAATTCTTTGTCCCCAGTTTTCTGTAGTATTGTAAGATACCCAAGTTGCACTCTGCCCAGACCATACAGGAACACCTGATTGTCCCGGATTGACTGTTCCTGTTGCAATATGCAAAATATTAGGTAAATCTCTAAAGCTAAATGAATTAATATTATAGTTAAAAATCAATGCTTTATTGCAATTTGTTGAACCAACAGAGGGGTAACATACCCATATTTCGTTTTTTTGTTTATTATGAGCTACAAATGTATTAGCATAATTTGTTCCATCTAAGTCTGCAAAAAGTGTTCTTTTAACAACATTAGAAGCAACAGATTGTTTAGATACTCCATTATGTACTATTAAGTCTCCGTTTGTTACTACAAAATGTTTTCCGTTGTATTCACAAGCACAATTACGAGAAAGAATA